ACTTGTGCCATTTTATGCTCCTAATTTAGCTTTAAGGGATTGGATTTCGTTAGTTAACTCTTGTACTAATGCAACAAGATTTGCCATGACTTCTGAACTTGATGGCTGAATGGTTTGCATGATTGGCTTGCCTTCAGCATCAACGGCATCTTTTTCACCATGACCTGAATATTTGGCAACCTCCATAAATTCATGAGCAATAAAACCAACGCCCTCACCAGAGCCATCCCACCATTGCCACTTTTTAGGCTGAAGTGCCATTACAAAGTCTTTAGCGCCGGTCAATGCCTGTTGATTATTTTTAAGGCGGTAATCAGAAGTTAAGTTAAACAAAACGCCTGTTGTGCCGTTTTGACTGACTGAGCCAATTTCAGTACCCGCATATTTATAAACAGCATACTTACCACCACTTGATGTTCCAGTAGGATGCCCAGTTTCTATTCTTGCCGCCGCCGCCGTATTTGGCCCAATTAACATATTGCCACCAGCAGTTACGTTAGTTGCGCCGCCAGTATCAAAATAAGCAGCAGCAGCATTATCAATAAACTGTCTTGGATTCCCATCCCCATCAGACAGCACGATGTAGTTTGATGCTGTGCGAATGTCTAAGCCACCTTGGTTGCCTGAGTAGCCGCCAATAATTGAATTTTTCTGCCCTGATGTTATTGCGCTACCAGAACCTGCTCCAAAAAAAGCATTGTAAGTTGCCCCACTAGCGGCAGTAAATAAATTACCTGCACTAGCGCCAACAAAAGTGTTGCCCCCACCACCCACATTTGTGTAGCCAGCACCCGCCCCAATACATACACCAGAACCTGCAATTGTGTTGCTATACCCCGCCTGATAACCCACAGCAGTGTTGCTAGAGGCTGAGTTGTTGGACTTGAGCGCCGCCGCACCAACTGCCACGTTGTAGCTGCCAGATGTGTTCGCTTCAAGCGCAGATGCTGCAATAGCATTGATGCCCCCACCCAAGGCTACGTTGGTTGTTCCAGAGGTGTTGATGTTCAGCGCATTAAAACCTGCGGCAAGATTGCCGCTACCCGTGTTGCCCGCACCCGCCGCTGAAACACCATAACCTAAATAAGTGTTGCTGTTGCCAGTTGAATTTGCCGCGCCCGCATTAAAACCCACCGCAGTATTAGTCGATACAGAACCACCACCTTGACCAACAGTCAATCCATGAATAGATGCATCATTAGTCGTGCTGAATGTTGTTCCATTAAAAGTTAATCCTGAACCTGTAGCCAAAGCACTTGTAGAGCTTGCATACACCACACCATTGGTTGTGAATGCTGAACTAGAACCTGTGCCACCCTCTGCAGCCGTGATGGGCGTGCTGACAGACGAGATGGTGACGTTAGACAACGTGACGTTTGTGAATGTGCCTGAACTGACTGTCACGTTAGATGCAGTCGTGTTACCAGAAATAGTGCCACCTGTGATTGCCACATTTGCCAGTGCCACAGACCCGTTGCCTATGCCATTCACCGCCTGGTAGACGGTGGCGTAGTCACTGTCTAGGTTAGATAGTGGAATAGCCGTGGTTGCGTTTCCAAACGTGTAGGGAACTGTTATTGGTAATGCCATGTTAGAACCTCACTCTTAATTCATGTTCAAACTCAAATGTGTTGACGATATACCCAGCAGAATTACTGGTTAGCGTTAACCCTAAATACTTACCGTACTGCTCTGCATCTGATTTGTACAGATAATATCCCGCCTGATTTACCCAAATTATCGTAGCAGACGCATTGTTTGTCCAACCTATAGCAGATCCAGCATTGTTAACCCACCCAATGGTGTTTGTAAGCACATAGACAGGGCTAGAACCCGTTTCTGAGTCTACGGTAACACTAAGAGTCCCACCTTGCGCTAAAGTCGCTTCTATGGCGAATTTGAGGGCTTGTTTAGTCCTGATGGGGTCACCCATCTCGTTTAATGCCGTCTGTATGTAACTGCTTACATTGCCTGTACTATCGTTGTATAACTGTTTTAATACTTTATTGTTATCAACGCCATACAGTTTAACCTTGCCACCAAATGGCACAGAGGTCACATACTGGATGTTGCCCTGGCTAGATATGTACCACTTCTTTTCAAAGAAAATAGCCTGAATGTAGCGTGATCCTGATGGCCCAAGAGGAAAGGAGCTGTTCACATAGAAGTTAAACACCGCACAAAGGATGTTGTTGAGCAGCGTTTGACCAGCTGTGACAGGTTTGGTGAAGTCAATATAAGGAAAAATACCGTCTAGAGGGTCACTGATTTTGGTGGTGGTTGAACCTACCAGGGCATACACCCCGTAGTCGTTCATAAAAAGCACTGACCTGAAGTAGGGGAAAATGGCGTATATTCTGGATGTACCTATAGACGCACTCACGTTGGTGTTGGTGAACACCGTAGCCCCTGTGGAGGTCACTTGCAAGTCAGAAAACACGTTAATGCTATCGTCCCCAAAGATGTACAAGAAATTGTTGGCAGACAAGAGGCCCTGAATGTTGCCGTGCAAAGTGCTGTCTTGAATATTGAACGCTACAGCAGAGACAGAAGTGAAGTCTGTGGGGCTTGTAGACGCACTGGCGTACACCGTGCGCCCCTGTGCCACCCAAACACGGTTAGAAAAGGTGGCTACGTCCACTATGGGGTTTAACTGGACAGTTGCAACAAGGTTTGCGCCCGTACCAGACCCACCAGAAACAACAGCTGTAGGCGCAGACGTGTAGCCTGTCCCTGGGTTATTCATAATCACTTGTGTGACTGCATTTCCAGAAACAATGGCAGTAGCGTTGGCAGCAGAACCACCACCACCCGTGATCGTGACTGCTAGGTTTCCATACTGACCGTATCCTGTGCCCCCGTTGGTGACCTGGATGGACACCACACCTGTGGCAAACGTGACGAGCTGGCAAATTGCACTGGCATTAGACCCGCCACCACCTGAAATGGTGACACTAGGCTGAGACGTGTACCCGCTACCCCCGTTTGTTAGGCTTATAGAGTTCACAATACCCGTGGAAAGTGCTGCATTTGCAGTTGCACTAGACCCACCGCCCCCAGTAATGCTCACAGCGGGGGGCGTGAGATAACCTGAACCTGGTGTTACCACAGAAATAGCAACTACATTACCACCTTGTATCACCGCAGAGGCCGTTGCCGTGCTGCCACCCTGTACATCTGGGGTTGCAATCGTCACCGTGGGCACAGATGTATAACTGTTACCCCCAGAAATTACTTGTATGCTCTGCACCCCACCAGAACCAGTAGTTATTGAGGCCACCGCAGTAGCCCGTACACCATTGGCGTTGTTAGGGGAGGAAATGACCACGTTGGGGGCAGAAGTGTAGTTAATGCCTGGGTTTGTAATGGCAATACTGCCCACAGATCCCACAGGAATGAGACTAACCCCGTTCCAGTCAAATAGTCCCTTGTTGGGATCACCCACAAACAGGTCAGTATTCTGGTATTGCGTGCTAGATACGTTGGCATTAGACAGTGTGCCTGTACTCGCAATAGTGACAAAGTTGTTAGAAGACAGGTCAAATGCCTGTAATGCTCCATTATCTTCTGCAACCACAATGTAATCGTCATTGATATTGGCAGAAGTGAGGTAAGTGACGTTGTTGGTGAACACCACCGCATTTGCACCGTTGGTGACGTTGCTACTGGTGGGAATAATCCGCATATTGCCAGAACCCACGGGCATGGCGTTCTCTAACCAGGAGAATTCATCCTTGTCGATAGCAGTTCTGTTGGCCTTGGTGTTAAGACCCTTGAAAGCCTTGATTACCTGGTAGGACTTCTTCTGTTCTGCGGAGGCCATGATTACCCTCCACTACTGTATGGATCTGGAATCCTTCTAGTGAACGTGCTGTTGAGTACGTTCAATATGTGTTTGTTGTACTCTTGCTTGAAAATCTCAGCCTCACCATAGGACTGTTCGTAAAACTTGGCTTTATAGGCAGCGTAATACTGCACAGACGTATTCCACGGGTCAATGATGCTATCAGTGACGTTAGGATTATTGAGAGACAGAGCTGTGGGCAATATGTTGGTATCTACTTCAATGAAATAAGATTGATCGGGAATGGGGGCAATGTAGATGGCCTGTTGTCCATACATACTAAAACAGATGGGTCTACCCACATAATTCTGCCAGTATCGCAGCTGGGCAGTGAAGTTGGACCAAGGCAGATAACGC